AACAGGATCTCTGTCATCGATTACTTTATAGGTTGCTCCTGACGGATGTATTGATGGTGCAGCAGCAACATACCCTTTCCATTTGATGTCAATTCCATCAGTTAATTTACCCTTAAATACATCAGATTTATCAGCTGTGTAATAAAGGTGTAAGCCATCACCAGTTTGAACTGTGTAAGTAGGCTCAAACTCAGGAAGTAACTCGCCTCCGTTGCGGTAATCAATATCAAAGACCACTAGACCTGATTGATAACAGGCTATGCCTAAGTTGATTTTGTCATCATAATCAAACCAAAAGTTAATAAGTTCTTGGTCGGTTGTAGCTGATAGATAAGCCCTTTGACATAGATCAAAGTGTGGATCTTTTTTGTTTGGCAGTAAAGGCAATACAGCCCAACCTTTATCTGCATACTCTAAAGCAGCTTCTCGGCTGCCTATATCTAGTAACATGTCGCTCCCTACATATCCACAGTATCTCTGTGAATACATAAAGTTTGACCTAAATCAAGTTAATTATCTACCTGAGTGTCGGTGTGTTTTATAACGATTAGATAACGCCAATATCCTCAAATTCATCGATATGATCATCAATCGTGCGGTGCTTATAGTCTGTTTCAAGCCCCATATACCTTGCCCTCAAATATAAAACTGCCATCTGCATTGATTGGCACAGTAATTACCTGCACTTTACGATCCTGAACATAAGCCACAGCAAACCCAGTTTGCCAGTTTGCGTAACCTCTTGTGTATGCCATGCCTGAACTGCTCAAATCAACCAAATTTCCGACTTCTACTCCCCATACAGTCCTACCTAATTGACCCCTAGAAGCCTCTGTAAAGGCTGATTGCCCTAATCTATGGGTATGCCCACACACTACGCTCTTTCCTAGCCTCCTAGCCCCATTTAAGGCTGTTTGTCCAGGCACTTGGCTAAGTGGAAAAGCATCGCCATGAACGGCAGTCCAACCATGCGCCCAGTCCACACCAAAAGGATGAAACTTAATGCCTAACTTGTCGTAACCCATGAACTTTTCATATTGCATTTCAGGAAGATTTAAGAAGCTGGGCAATCGTTTTTTGATTGATCGATAAAGCCTAATCCCATGATTACTGCCTACCACATCAGTTACACCAAGATAAGTTAAAACCTCTTGGGTCAATACTCTGTCATCATGGATATTGCCAACCATCTCATCAATTGTATTGGCGTTAAAACCACCAAGTTGCGGAAGATCAATTTCATCTCCGATGCAAATAGTGCGATGTGGATTCCACTTAGTTAAAAATTTGCCTACTGACTTCGTTGCCTTCTCATTGAAGAATGGCACTTGGAGGTCACTCACGAACGCGATGCGCTTAATCATCATCCTGATCATCAGTTGGATCTATTGATGGAATAATTCCGCCATCGCCTACGACCCAATCAGGGAAAGTCTTATGCTCGGTCATTAACCAGAATGCGTGCTCTGGTGTAAATCCTGCCTTACGAGCTGCTTTATAACATTCGTGCAACATAATGTAATGCGCATCAATCTTTGTTGGATCAGGAGTTTGGCGAACTACGCGACGATTGATCTTTTTGCGTTTGATAGGTTTTCGTGTGTTCGCCATAAAATAAATTATCGCTTAACTATTAAAGAATACAGATCATCAACACGCTGTTCTAATCTTGTTAATTGATCCTTCATGCTAGATCCAGAATTGGGCTTAAGTTCCTGTAAGTAAGACTTAATAACCCATCGTAGAGCCAACAATCCAGTCGCGCCTAGCGTAGTTAAACCAACGATTAATCCAACCCATTCGTTCGGTGTCATTTCGCATTAACGCCATAATCAGCTTCTTTACCTGAACTTGGATCAATTGCTTTTGCAAGAGGTGCAATTAACGCACCAGCAAGAATTGCAAGTTCTGGTCGAATGTCTGCAACAATTGCTAATAGGACAGTAATACCAGAGGCTGCAACAGCTCTTAGATATGACTTAATTGCTGCTTTGTGTTTGTTAGTTAGTTTCATTACTTGCCTCCTAGTAGTGGTATGTCAAAAAACTCTGAATTGTTATCTTGATCTTTTTTAAAGCTAATATGTATGTGATGATTATGCTTATTAGCACCTTTGTATTTACGCCATTTCCAACCAAGCAAAGGTGAGGCTATCTTTTCCTCAAAGATTACATAAGAGATACGCCCTTGAGTTTTCCCGAACAATCTAATCTGATCTGCCAGATACGCTGAAATCCGTTTGTCGTCAGATAGCCCAGCAGAAATATCCAGTCCTCTGACACATCCTGTTTTCTCATCAGGGTTGTGATCGGATTTGGCTGCTCTAGATAAGTGTGCCAGAGAAGCAATCCATCCATCACTTTTACGATCCCTGTCAGGGAAGCAGTCATCTGTTTGTTCTCTTAACTGAACAGCAGCTTTAGATAACCAAGCCTTCATTAGCCAAGTATCAATTTTGCTTCGTCAGCAGTTAAACCTAAACGATCAAGGATTGCTGCCTTAGCTTGAGCCTTTGCTTCGGTTTCGGCTTGATGGGCTAACTGTGCTTCTCGGTCAATTTTCTTTTGTGCTAATTCGGCTTTAGTAACATCTCTTAAAGTTTCAATGCCAGTTTCGCAGTTATATTCTTGTATTAACATTATTTTACTCCAAACAATTCATAAGTTCCTGAGTCAAAAGTACCAACATTTAACAAAAGTGTAATTCTACTTATTGCAGATGTTGATGCTATAAAACCAAAATTTGCAAAATTACCTGTTGCATTAGTAAGTGCGTGTGATTGAAATAATTTGTAACCAGTTGAATTAGCATAATTTGGGAAACGGATAACAGCAGATAATCCTGAGATTGTATGGTTAATTCCGCCAGTAAGAGCCGCCAAAGTCAAACCTGTGCTATCAACAACACTTGTTGAAACAGAACTAACACTTACGCGGTTGTATTGTGCTGAGGTATTATTATTTACTCTTAAATCTACTACAACTTCCTCTGATGTTGAGTAATTTGTTACATACAAAACTAATTCATTATAAGTGGCTGGAATACTTGTTATATCAATCCCAGTTGCAGAAGCAGCAATTGAACCTGATGCAATTGAAGTCATGCCACCGCTTGCAGGTAATGCCCATTCTAATCCTGTTGCCTGACCAGAGGCAGCAGTTAAGACTGTGCCGTTTGCTCCAACGGCTAATCTTGCAACTGTGTCAGCTGCTGTAGCTGCAATAATATCGCCTTTAGCATCAACGATTGTTTTATTGATTGCTGCTCCAGCATTTGTGAATACTGTTGTATCAATTGCAGTTCCGAGTGAACGGATTGCTGCTGCGCCATCTTTAACCAGCGCGGTATCATCTGGAGTGCTCCAGCTGTAATTAGTAGTGGTTGCCATTTTGTCCTATTCTCAGGATACGATTGTAGCGTATTCCCATGTCAATGTTGGGCTTAAAGTGTTCCAACGCTCGGTGATTGGTGTGGTGTTCCAACGCATCGCCACTTGGCTAAACTCAACAGGCGAAACATTGATTGTTAAAAATAGTTCATTAAATCGTGTGCTCCATGACCAGCCTTCAACATAACCCTCAAACTCACCATTAGATATTTGCGTTGGCAGGTTTTTGATATTGACTGGCATTCCAATAAAGACACCTAGTAAATTATCACGATCAGCATTGTCGATTTCAGGGTTAGTTATCGGAAAGGTTATGGATTGAAATGATGGTCTTGGATAAGCTCTTTGATTAATATAACGATCAGCGATAGCCTGAGCATCTACAGCTCCATGAATCCTAGAATTGATAGTTTCGGCTTTATAGCCATATAGGGCAATTGATGCGGCATCGCTAGCTGTTTTCTGTGATCCATAATTATTGCCATAATTGATATAAATATCATTTCTAACATCTGCTGAACGCATAACAGTTGAAAGGCCACCACCTAAAGCATGACCAGCATCTAATTCAACATAACCATTTGTTAAAAGATAGTTTTGTCTGTGGTCAGCATCTGCATATCCAATATCGCCATTGTTTTCCTCATAAATATATCCAAAGGCTGAATTGGCAATATCTGAAACAATGTTGTAAATCGTGTCGGTCGTATTTGGTTGATGCTGCATTGTGTAAAGGCCTGGCTGATCTATTTCGCCTAATCCTAAATTAACTGCATTTGCCCAAGTTTCTGTTGCATCATAAGTTGCCCATTGTGTAGCTGCTGGCACATCATTCCAAGTTCCAAGTAATACGCTTGATAAAATGTCATAGATTTGGTTGCCATCCTCGTCTTGCGGAATGTTGTCATCCCAAATTTCTTTGGTTAATTTAGCAAGTGAACCCATCGCCAATAATGTGTATTCAATAACTGTGGCTGCTGCACCAGTATTTCTGACTTGAACTGTTACATCCGTAAGATCGCCACCAAATAAACTTACATACGTATTTGAACTATCTTTGACTTGTAAATCTAAACTGTCATTTATGTCAAAAGGTAATGTTTGCCCATTCAATGCAACTAAGGTTATTTGACAATATGATGGAAGCGGTTGCTGATAAATGTCTGATCTGCCAGCCTGATGCTGAACATCAGAAATAGCGATATTAGTGTAATCAACACCACCGACAGTTAATTTCCAGTCAGGCGTAAAATCTGACATTATCTATCCCTAAGCGCGGTTACGCTTCTTGCAGCCTGACTATTCAATTGATTTGCAACAGCTCTAGCAGTTCCCTCAGGATCTAATGCACCTGATACATTGATAACTATGTTGGGATTCTCCGCAATTGTTTTACCTTGCTTTTCTAATACTCTAAATTGAGCTTGCAAAACATCAAATTGTTTTTGAGCAGCTGATTTAGATATTCCACCTGTTGCAACTTGGAAAGTTAAATCTGTAAATTGATCTTGAACTCTCAATAATTTGTCTGCTAAATCTTTTAAGTTAGTTGCTCCGACTGCACCAGCACCACCTGCACCAGCACCGCCACCGCCAGTAGCACCACCACCACCACCACCACCACCAAAGCCACCGCCACCTGCTCCGCCAGTAGCACCACCTAAACCGCCAGCAGTTAAACCACTTAATTGACCAAATCCACCGCCACCAAAACCAGTATCACCTTCATCTCCACCAGCTGCAAATTTAGATAAACCATAAGTAACCGCCACAGCTGCTAAGGCTGCTGCTGCTGTTCCAACAGATGCTCCACCAGTAGCGAATGCAGTTGCAATTCCTGCTCCTGCTGCTGCTGTTCTTAATGTTTTCATAGCTGTTATTAATGTGCCAATAGCAGTAACAAATGCAATAACTTTACTAACAGCAAATACTGTAACGATAACTCCACCCAATATAAGCAACTCATCTTTAATACTTATTACAAAACCTATTGTCGATCTAAGTTGTTCACCAAATTTGAATGCGCCTTCGGTTGCTTTTGTGATACCAGATACAACAGAATTATCACCAGTTAATCCAGATATAAATGCCTGAATGTTAGGAACGACTGTTTGAATTAAATAATCAGCAAACTTTACAAAGATAGGAAGTAATGCAGCTCCTATTTGTTCCCTTGCTTCATCCATAGCAATTGTTAATTGTCTAAACTTAAATTCAGCGTTAGTTGATTCATTGGCAATAAATCCGCCATAGGTCTTTTTTAGTTCATTAGTAATATCATCAAATGATTTAGTTTTTAAGGTAGCAGCATCTATTCCTAGACCTAACTTACCTAGTGCAGTATTTGATCCATCGTAGGCTTTGCCTAATGCGTTTGTAACTGCCTCTAATGGCTTGCCAGTTGCCGCGCTAATTTCTTGAGCAAGGCTTAACAATTCCTGCGCTTTAGTAACATCCTGAGTGGATCTAATTAAGCGAGATAGGGCAGGTCTTAAAACATCATCCGTTGTTGCAGTAGCAATGGATTGTTTAGTTATGTAAGTATCAATTGACTTTATCTGTTCATCGGTTGCGCGAGTATTAGCCCTGATTGTTTGCTCTAATGATTTCCTTGACTTCTCATCCTCAGCAGCGGCTTTAACAGCTGATATTGCAAATGCAGCAGCAGCCGCTCCAGCAGCAGCAAATGCTAAAGCAGCCTTTTTACCAAAATCTGAAATAGTTTCTTGAGAGTTTTTGACTGACTTTTCTGCATCACTTAATCCCTTTTTGAGATTATCAATATCAGCAGCTAACGCAAGGGTTAAGGTTCTACTTGCCATCGTTGAACTCTTTTCTAATATCCAAAATTATATCTTCAAACTCTTTAATAATGGTTGGTTGTAAATGTCTGACAGTTGGATAAATAAACCAACCTCTTGAACCTGCACCTTTACTCATTCCACCTGACCATCTTGGAAATTGTGGGTATTTATTAGAACCAAATTCATGACCTGCGCCAATACCTAATCGGTTGCCCTTAGCATCTTTGCGTGTGTTGAATTGAGTTGTTGCTCCACCTGAAAATTTTTGGCTTGCAAATCCAAAAGATATTTCACCAAGTAATGATGACTTTTTGACTTTACCACCTTGAGCAACACGATCAGCAACCTTGCCGCGAGATTTAGCAATGTTTCTAATTTCTCTTAATTCTCTTTCAGCCAATTCGCCAACTCTGCGTTTGGTTTCTGTAATAGCAATATCGCTCATGTTTCTTAATACTTTAGCAATTTGATTAAGTTCTTTTTTATCATAAACTATCAGAGGCTCGGTGCTAACTGCCATTTCTTGCCTCCAATATATCTATCGCGGTGTATATGTCGTCTGCATCAACCCATTCACTCATTGGTATCTGTGTGGCTATTGCCAACTGAACCAATAATCTACTTAGGCTTCCTTCTCTGTGGCTTTTGGGGAAGCATCACCGACTATTACATCGGTAACTGTTTCACACCATGCTTCATAAGGCTTAACTGCTTTACCAGCAGCTTCTCTTTTATGTGCGTGGTATGCCAAAAACATTAAATCAGAAATGCCCATTTTTTCTTGAGCCTGACCAATAATGTTCCCAGTCTTTTGTTCCCACTTTTGCCACTCAGGCGGTTGGGCTGTGTAAGTTGCTTCGTCGCCTGAGTTGTATGAAATTGTAATTGGTAGTTTCATTAGTGCTCCCGTTTCTAATTGTTAAGCGAAGTTTTCTGTTGGCACTCCAATAACTTGGAATGTCAAAGATACAGTTTGTGCATCTGGTGCAGTTCCACCAGCTGATGGCCACATTGGCAATACTTGGAAAGTAAATACTGCGCCAGAAACAGCTGTAAAAACTGTGTTAATTCCTGTATTTGGTGCTGATTCTGAAACGCCCCATAGGATCTCACAAAGTGATCCAGTTGCGCCCCAATCGGCTAGCATCTCTACTGCTAGAGTAAAGTTGTTATCGATAACTTTGAAAGCCTTGCCATCTAAAGTTTCGTAGGTTTGACGATTCATTTCGCCAGTTAATACTGCACTTGTTGCTTGAGCATCGAAAGTGTTACCACCGATAGTGAAGGTAACATCTCTGCCCGTGATTACTGTGGTAGACACTTGGACTCCTTAGTTTGTTTGTGTGTAATAGGTTGATACATTTATATCAGAGATCAACAAGGTTGATGCTCCAACTTGTGTAACTGTTGGTCTTTCGACCGATCCGACAACATATCCGTTAGGGATAACTGCCAGAATGCTCATGACTAACTGCTCGATGTTATCGAGTGATGCTGGATTGCTATTGTAAGCAACGGCAGCTGTTATTGTCATATTAACTCTGCAACGAATTGTAGACTTACCAATTGTTTCAATTTCAAGATAGGGGCTTGAGGGAACGCATACAACAGCTGGTGGGATCACCGATTCTGGAACGGAGGCGTAGACATTTCCTGCAACTCCAGCTAATGCAGTTGCAAGTGGTTGTCTAACTGCTGAAAGAATTGTGCTTGGCATTTATTGAGCCATGCTTTCGGTGTCCATGTATGAACCAAGTAATCCAACACATTTGTTAAATAATGATCGACCCATTCTAAATGGTGTAGAAGTAAAATCTACTCCTTCGATTTGTCCTCCACCTGCAAGTCTGGCTTGGAAGACTTCAACTGAAACTGTGTAGACGGCTGATTGAACAGCTGCATTTCCAACATAAGTTGATCCGCCAGAAAGGGCAGCAACTCCTGATGGGATGACATTAGCTTCGAGTATATCGGCATTAGTGATCGATTGCGAAAAGGTATATTGTCCAAGATTATCTGCCAGCACAACTCTTGTTCCGTTGTAAGGTGATCCGCATCCTGTGATGATAACTGATTGTCCTTCGGTAAATTCATGTATTCCTAGTGTAGTAAAAGTGGCGACATTATCAGTCAGCGACACTTTCTCAATTGGGCTTTTAAATGTAACAAGCATTGGCAAAATTACTTGTTCACTTGTATCTATTATTTGATTTAGATAAGTGTCATCATAAAGAGCGGAACTTACACCCAATACGGAACGCAATTGACTTGCGGTGATAATTGTAG